ACTCGATCAGGCGATTGTTGTTCTTGTTGGCCTGCTGCTCTGTGTTGGTGGCCCAACGACAGTTGTCCTTGGAGTACCCCCGCGAGTTGTCGATCCGCTCTATAGTTAAGCCGTCCGCATACGTCGCGTACATATCCTCGTAGAAGTTCCGAAAATCCAGCCAGCGTTCGCAGATGCCGCGACCAGTGTGTGGGCCGTACCGATAGTAGTCCGGGCTGTCGCTGTCTGTAGACCGGGCTTTCATCCCCGCCCATATCGACCAAAAGCGGGTATTGGTCATCCTGTGGAAAGTATCCTGTATGCAGACCGCGCAGTGCTTGCTGCCCCGCCGATTGGCCTTGCGCGCGTTCTGCTCCAGTATCTCGCTTTCGGCCCCGCAGGCCAAGCACCGTACCAACACGCGGGTCATCACCCGTGTAGGTGTATAATGCGGCTTCTCTAGCTTCTTCAGTATCTCGAACACTCTTGGCCTCCACCCAATGCCCGCCGATCAGCAACCGGTGTTCCGGCGTCATGCGAATGCCGAACACCTCGATGGTCGGTTTCACGCCGGAAAAATGGCACCCGGCGTGGCGCACGAACTCAACACCATCGAACACGCGATCGGCGGTGGTGACGTCGACAATTCGCTGCCAACCACGATATTCGGTTAGCACTTCAGTCTCAGGGTGTAAACAGGCTGGATGTGCAAGCAACATGCCGATCTTCCCTGCGTTCCAATCCTCGATGGTCTTAGGGTCGTTGTCGAGCACTCGCGCATGTTTGTAGTGCCTCAACAGCCGCTCGCAATCGTGCTTGAAGCTGTAGGCCACCAATACCGGCGCACCGTTTGCCTCCTCGACTATGCTGTCGAGGGCGTTTATCTTGGCCGTGTGGATTTCCTCCCACGTACCCTCCTCGTCTATGTAAATCGCGCCGTTGGTGATCTGCAGCAGCTTTTGGGCCTTCACCGCGGCGTTGGCAGCCTCGACACCCACGTCGGCGATCTCGAAGTAAAACTCCTTCTCCATTGTCTTGTACGCCTTTCGCACACTGGGCAGCAACTCGGTGTACACCGGCGTGACGATAGGCTCGTCGACGGGTAGGCCCTTCACAGTCAGGCAGATGTCCCTGAGCCTGCTCTGTATCTCTTCTTGGCTGTGGTCGTAGGGGACTAGGGAGAACCCGTCGTGGCCCTTCTTGAACCACCGCTGCGTGAAGGCACTATGCGTGCGCCCCAGTCGCTCACCTTGGTCGAGAAACCACATCTGCCCCCACAGGTCTTTTATTCCGTTCGAGCTAGGCGTTCCGGTCAGCTCGATGAAGCGCGTCGTTCTGTCGTGGGCTACGTCCTTCAAAGCCCCAGCGCGGCTACCGCCCTGCCGCAGGCGGAACGACTTGAGCTTCGTCGCCTCGTCCGCGACCACGGTCTTGAACGGCCAACGGTCACCTAGATATTTTCGCAACCACACGAGGTTGTCGTAATTCATGGTGTAGATGTCTGCCTCGGCGTCGACGGCGCGCTCGCGCTGCTTCTGCGTGCCAAGCACAACGCTGACGCGCAGGTGCTGCGTCTCGGCCCACTTTGACACCTCTTCCGGCCAAGTGGAACGCGCCACTCGTGCGGGGGCGAGGATCAGCGCCGGGAACACCTCCTCGACCAGATCGAGGCGGGACAGCGCGGTTAGGGTGGTTGCGGTCTTGCCCGACCCCATGCTGGCCCATAGGGCGCAGCGCCGGTTTTCGCATATCCAGTCGAGCATCTGCCGCTGGTAGTCGTGGGGCTTAAACTCTCTCATTCGTAGGCACCCTAGCAAATTCCCTGAAATGTTTCTTGGCCGCTTCCGCGTAGACCGCAGCGGCCTCTTCTTTAGTGTCGAACCGACCTAGATATGTTTGCTTCCCAAACAGTTTTATTTGGGCGTGCCACTTCCGCGACCGGGTGTTCCACGAAACTCCACGAACTCCAGAGGTGTTATGCGCGTACATCCGAAGAACATTGCCTGCGTTCTGTTGGTCGCTCGCTGGCCGCAAGTTCTCTGGACGGTTGTTTAGTTTATCGCAGTCACGGTGGTCTATGTGACTATCGGGATCGTACCCGTAGTGCATGAAAAATATGATCCGGTGGACACGGTAAAAACTGCCTTGGATGTTGACGTGAAGGTAACCGCGCCCGTCTACAGTCCCGACTACGTCGCCCGCTTGGGCGTTTGGCGCTCTGGTGACCCGCCGGATAAGTTTGCCGTTATCAGCATCTAGCACAAAAAGGTGCTCCAAAAACGATCTGTTCGGAAGCGGTTTACGTTGCGTCATACCAGCCTCAACCGTGTGTCTTTCCTACCCCATAGCAAGGGCCTATGGGTAAGGCAAGCGCCGCTTCTCCAGCAGCCAGTCTAGGGCCTCCTGTTGGTAGTCGTGGGGGATGAAGGTCTCAGGCACCGGCTCTTACTTTCTCGATTATGACGTCCAGATCCTCGATCGACCGCGCGATGTACACCGGCACGCCGTCGCGCTCCATGCGCTCGATCTCGCGGCGCTGCTCGGGTCGGATCACGTCCCCGCCAGCTTTGATCTCAATGAAGGCTGCGGCGGGCCACGCCCACCATACGAAGCAGTCAGGGCAGCCGCGCCGCCCCTCCCAGCGCACCTTGCGGTACTGCCCGCCGCTCTTCTGAACGACGTGCTTGAGGTGCTCCTGCAGTTTGGCGGCGGGGGTCATGCCTCAGTCCTTGCGATAGCGAAGAGCCTCGAAGCCAGCCGCCGCCAGCGGCAGGCCGGTCGACCAGCCCGGGTTGGTAGCCATCATCTCGGCCAGCCTGTCCGAGGTGTACGCCGGATCGTCCGGCACCTCGCACACAAGCTCGTCATGCACGCGCAAGACGACGGCATAGCCGTTCAGCTCCGCGCGGCGCATGCCAGCCATGAAGACGTCGCGCGCCACGGCCTGCACGATGTTCTCGACCAGCTTGCCGTAGTAGGTCTCCAGCTCCTCCCACTTGCGGGTGTACTGGTTGATGCCCTCGTAGCGCAGCTGGCCGTCGTCATCGATCCGCATGTTGCGGTAGCACAGGTACCGCCCACTCGGCAGGCGGATGCGAACGTAGCCGACGCCGTCCGGCCCGTCGACGTAGTCCGCGTGGACGATGCCGCGCACGCTGAACTGCTCGCCCGGCTCGCGGATGGCGCAACGCACCATGCCCTCGACGTCGTACCAGAAACGCTTGGTGGCGGGGTGCGCGCGACGCCATGCGTGGACGATCTCGTTGATCTCCTCGTCGCCCATAGCGTCGAAGACCTTGCCGCCCATGACGCGGTACGCGCCGACGCCGCCACCATAGCCACCCGCCAGCTCGGGCACCTTACCCTGCAGCTGGCGCTCTTCCTTGGTGATCTCATAGGGATCTTTGCCGAGGATGCGCCCCGCCGTCACCTTGTACAGGTCAGGCCCCTCGCCGCGGTCGTAGGCCTTGAAGGCCTCGATCTTCCACTGCTCGTCGGCCATCCACGCCAGCACGCGCCCCTCGATGTTCGACAGGTCGGCGATGACGAATTTCTTGCCCTGCGCCGCCACGAGCGAGCCGCGCACGGCGAAGGCGCACCGCTCGCTGACGTTCTCGAACAGCAGGTGCTCGCAGTCGGCCTTGAAGGCAGCGATCGTCATCTCCTGCACGTCGCCGTCGAACCAGTCGGGCGAGCGAGGCAGGTTCTGCGGCTGGAAGATGCGCCCGGCGTCGCGCCCAGTGCGCCCCGCACCACAGAACTGGATCGTGCCGCGCAGCCGCCCGTCAGACGACGCGGCGTCGCGCAGGGCGGCGTACTTGGCGGGGCTGGTGGCCGAGGCCTGCTGGCGTATCTCCAGCAGGCGCAGGACGTCCTCGGGAAGATCCTGCTCCAGCAGCTTGGCGACCGTGCCCTTGGTGAGATCGGGCAGGTCGACGCCGCGCCCGCGCAGGTAGGAGAGAAACTTGTCGCGCTGCGTGAGAGACGAGATCGCCCCGCCGGTCAGCCGGGCGGTAGCATCGGCCAGAGATCGAAGAGTTCGATCGAAAGCTCTTTGAGCGGCGTCCGCGAGTTCAAGGTCGACGGCGACGCCACGGTCGTTAATGTCTTGGTCGAGCCGCCAAAGCTCGCGCTCACCCGCAGTAGCGTTCCATGTTGGGAGAAGTCGGCGTACGTCTCGCATCGAGTCCACATCTCGCGCGGCGTAGGCGATGAAGCGTTGCCAGTCGTCAGGGTGCGTCTCCCGCGTCGCGCGCCGGATCTTCGTGTTCTTGGGCCGAGGCTTGGTGAACAACTGGATCAGGCGCTTGCCGTCCTTGTCCTTAGCCTTGTCCGAGGGCAGGCGCAACGCCTCGCACAGCTGTTCCAGCTTGGCAGGCAGCGAGTGCGCCAGCGCGCTGACCATCGTGTCCTCGATCTTCTCGACAGGGATCGTGACGCCGTTGTGCCGCAGGACGTGCCGGTCGAAGGTCGAATTGTGAATGACGACGCGATCGGCGTAGTCGATCATCTCCTGCAGCTCTTCGCGCCAGTGTGGGCGATCCTGCACGTCCCACACGATCGTCGGCTCGTCGTTCCATGCGTACGGCACGAGCAGCACTTCCGCCGTCTCGGCGTAGCGGTGCGCGCCGTGCTTGATTGGCACGTCGTTGAAGGTTTCGCTGTCTAGGTAGAGAATGTCCATCAGAGAAACTCCCACCCAGCCGCTTTCGGGTACGGCAGGGCCACCCAGCCGAACCGCGCCAGAAGAGAGCCTCGCTTCTCCGACAACGGGTACACGTACAGGTGTTTCTTGCCCGTACGCAGCCGTTCCCAGCCTTCCTTGTTATCTGCGGCATGCTGATCAAACGAGCGGCCAGACACGATGCGCCCGTCCGCGAGGTTGCGGTACTGGGTGTTTCCTTTGCTGTCGGCAACGTACAGGAAATTGGCGGCCTGATAGACCCCGCCGTGGTGTCCGACCGTCGTGTCTGCGTACGAGAGGCAGAACTTTAGATCCGTGTTGCGTTTCAGCCAACGCAAGCACTGCGCCACAAAAGCAGTCAACGGTTCGACCAGATCAGGCAGACGGACAAGCCGTGCCAGTTCGACAGCACCCTTCCCGAAATAGCGGTTAACAGGTGAGGTAAATATGGCCGCCGCCTTTATCTCACCAGCTCGCTCCCACAGGAAAACGTGCATGGGATCTGCGGTGCGTCGGTGCGTGTAGTGGTGCTCAAGAACGAGCGGGAGAGCCTCACGAAACGTACCCTTGCGGAACACGAGCGTGCGCGGGTCGCCTTTGGTTTTTCTGGTCATGTCGTTGCTGATTTCCTCTATTCAGGAGAGCCGCGCGCCGGTTCAGCAACGAAAGGAAGGAGCAAACCAACCACCGTCGCGCGGCTCACCAGAATAGAGGCAGAACGGACTGCCGGGGTGGGCAGCAGTCCGTTCCGCGCTCCTCATAGCGTTAAAGGAAGCTCAAGCCAAGAGCATTCCTGTAGGTTTCGATGAGCATGTCGCGCTCATTGCGATCGTCGGGCTTCATGGCGCGGAGCTTGATGATCTCGCGCATGATCTTTGGATCGTAGCCGACGGCCTTGGCCTCGAGGAAGACATCCTTGATGTCGTCAGCAATGCCCTGCTTCTCCTCGTTGAGGCGCTCGATGCGCTCGATC